GAATGTTGCTATAGTAGCAAACAGCTCATATGGTTCTGGCGCAACTGCTCAGGCAATTATATCGCCACCTGGCGGGCACGGGAAAGAAGCGTGGAAAGAATTGTATGCTAAGAAACTTGTTCTGAATGCACAACTTGCTGGGGCTGAAGGTAATACGCTGCCAACAAATAATGATTTTAGATCTGTTGGTATTATTGCAAATCCTTTGTTGAGGAATGGACAAGCTGCAAACGCAAGTATCATTGATCAATGTTTCAGGTTGACGCTGACTAATGTTTCTGGCGATTTTACTGCAGATGAATTGATCACAAGTAGTGTTGCGGCAGATGCAACAGGATACGTTGTTCGGTTTTCTAATACAAATGCATCCGGCACAGAAGGTATATTAAGATTGACTGATGTTAAGTCTAAAGGAACAGGCTTGACATATACTCTCAATTCAACAATCACTGGTGCAAATTCGGGTGTGACTGCGACGTTGTCTGCATTTGCTAGACCAGCGGTGAGAGAGTTCACTGGTGATGTGTTATACTGGGAACAGCGTGATAAGATTTCACGTGACCCAGCACAAATAGAAAGTTTACAATTTATCGCTCAATTCTAGAATATATAGAATAGAGATAATAAGGAGTTCACGGAATGGCAACTGAAGCCAATACAAATAGTCTGGTTACGAATCTAAATGTAGATCCGTATTATGACGATTTTGATGAATCGAAAAATTTTCATAGGATCTTGTTTCGCCCAGGTTATTCTGTTCAGGCTCGTGAGCTTACACAGATGCAGTCGATGCTGCAAAATCAAATTGATCGGTTTGGTTCACATATTTTCAAAGAAGGTTCAGCAGTCCGTGGCTTAGAAATTAATCATAAATCAAAACAAGAGTTTATTAGGGTTAGAGATAGCGGTGGTTTGTCTAATGTTGCTGCTAATGTGTATTCTCTATTAAATAAGACCATTCGCGGAACAACCAACCGTCTGACTGCAAATGTTGTAATTGTTAATGATGGTTCTGAAGCAAACACACCTCATCTAAAGACGCTTTATGTAGACTATACATCTGGAAATAATACCATAAAACAAATGGCGGTCGGTGAAATTATAGAGTGGACTGCCAACACTACAAATGCAGCAAACGTTCAGATGAATGTCCACTCAGTTGGGCAAGGCACGTTGCTTTCTGTAGGTCCTGGAGTTTTATTTGCAAAAGACCATTTCATTCGTGTTGGTGCACAGAAACTAATTTTAGACAAATATGTTCCATCTAATTCAACATATCGCGTTGGGTACAATATTGTAGAAACAATTGTTACAGACCTAGATGATAGCACTTTACAAGATCCAGCTCAAGGTGCATATAATTATACAGCTCCAGGCGCCAATCGTCTAAAACTATCTGCGGTTCTAACTAAAATCGGTCCAAATGAAATTGCATCAAATAATTTTGTTGAGCTCGTACAATACACAGGTGGACGTGTTGAAGCATCATCTGTTAAACCACAATATGGTGCAATTAGAGATTATTTTGCTGAACGAACATTTGACGAATCTGGAAATTATATAGTCAAGGGTCTGCAGCCTAGAATTCGTGAACATCTTATTGTCGGTAACAACCAAGGTGTATTCTTAAATTCTTCAATTGATAATCAAGTAATCAACGGCGTTAAACAATCTGGAAACAACGAATTGATGGTTGTTGAGATTCAGCCAGGAAAGGCATATGTTAGAGGTTATGACAATGAAATTTATGTTCCTCAACGTGTTATAATTGATAAAGGTATTGACTATGAAGAAATCAATGATGCACAAATCTATGCGTCATATGGAAACTATATTGATGCGCACGAAGTTGTTGGTAACTGGGACACAGTAAATCAAAAAACTGTAACACTCCGAGAAACTCAACATAAGAGTACTGCGAATGGTACATTTTCTACAACCGCTGCTTCTGGTACATCGATGGGCACTGCACGTGTTCGTGATGTGCAATATGTTTCTGGTATTCCAGGAAGTAGTGACGCTCGATACAGAATATATCTGACAGACATAAAGATAACCGATACCGCCAAAACATTTGCTGATGTTAAGAGTATCCATTATAATGCTAATACTGGTCTTTCTGATGCAAAGGCAAGCGTCTATGGCACAGCAACATTAAACGATGCTGAATTTAATCGGGCAGTGTTCAGATTACCAGCAAGGGCGATAAGAACTCTTAGGGACTCGTCAGACGCCATTGATATAAATTACACTTTCCAAAAAGAGTTTGATTTTTCATTCAGCTCAAGTGGTACAGCTACAATAAACTCAACTGTTGCCGCAGAAACTTTCACTGGTAGCGGAACACTTTCTGATGCAGTAGCACGTGATAACTATTATGTTGTCCTAAACGAATCTGCCAACACAAGCAACCTGACAGGAACGATTACGATTTCCGGAAACACTGTTACAGGTTCGGGGACTGCGTTTGCGACTCAGCTCAATGTTGGCGACGTGATTTCAACTACAGGTTCTGACACTTATGTGATCAATGAAATTACAAATACGACATCTGCTAAAGTTCTTGGGACTGGTCACTCGGTTGGTGCTGGAAATGCATTCCACAAAAAACTGTTCCAGGGTCAAGTTATCGACATGGGTGGTGTTGGTATGCAGGGAGCAAGCAGAACAGTTTCTGTTGCTTCCACAACTCAAGTTGATCTTGATATTCAGGAAACTCTCAATAGCCCATCATCTATCACGGCAACTGCTTTCGTTCGCATGGCAAAGAACGATGTTCAGGAGGCAACCAAATCTATAAATCGTGGGCGTTATGTTCAACGAACTATTGCTTCTGATACGGCAGGACCATGGAACCTTGGTCTTTCTGATGTGGTTAGAATCGTTTCTGTTCGTAAAAAATCAGGATCAGACTTCACAACTGCAAGTGAAGGCAGCGATGTAACATCGGACTTCTTCTTAGATTCTGGGCAGCGTGATAACTATTATGATCACGGAAAACTAGAACTCAAGAATAGCAGCACATTGACTATTTCTTCCGGTGATCGGTTACTTATTGAGCTAGACTATTTCAGCCATTCTAATAGGGATCGTGGTTTCTTCAACTTCCAATCATATCCTGTAGATGATACATCGCCAACAGGTGCAAACATTGCAACATATGAAGTTCCTATTTTTAAATCAAAAACTTCAGGCGAATCATTCAATCTTCGGGATTGTATTGATTTTAGACCAAGGATCGCTGATACTGCAACCGATACAACTTCGGTTGGTTCTGCATCAAACAACCCAGCAGCATCTACGACATTTGTTGAACCTGCTGGTGGTTTAGATTTTCCATCCGCAGATAGTTTGTTCCAAACTGATTTGAGTTATTACTTAAAACGCACAGATCTGATTATAATGGATAAGGATGGGATTGTTGATAGCGTTCGAGGAATACCATCTAACAATCCTAAAACCCCGCCACCTCCTTCTGATAAGATAATTTTGGCTGAGGTATATGTAAACACATATCCTTCACTTCCAGATGAAATCGCAAAACGGAACAGCAGACCCGATTATGCTAATGGTCTGAGAACCATTAAGAATGAACGGTTCACTATGAAGGACATTGGAGCTATCAGGGATCGTGTTGATCGTCTTGAATATTATACAACATTGTCTCTTCTAGAACAACAGGCTAAAGAACAGCAGCTCAAAGACGGAAGTGGTATTGATCGATTCAAGAATGGTTTCTTAGTCGATGCGTTTACTGGTCATAATGTAGGAAACCCATATGACCAAGATTATAAGATTTCTATTGATCCTGCGAAACGCGAAGCACGCCCACCGTTCAAACTCGATAACATCGAGATGTTCTATAATGCTGCAAACAGTTCAAACATCGTTCGCACTAACGTAACAACCACTGGAGTTTCTAGAGATCAGCGTCTTACTGTCAACACTGGAACATTTTCTAATGGTGAAACGATCACCGACGGAACTCGTACAGCCACTCTTCGTTGGCAAAACGGAACTGGCTCTGGGAGCAGGTTGTATGTAGAAAATGCTACAGGAAACTTCCCAATCGGAGCAACGCTGACTGGTGGTACGAGTGGTGAAACTGCAAATGTCACAGCTGTGCAGGTAACGACTCCTGGTCGCGTTATGACTTTGCCATACACACACACTCTTGTACAAAGACAAAGATTTGCAACGAATACGAGAAATCTTGCCGGCAAATTCTACAATTGGCAAGGTGTATTAACACTAACACCAAATGATGACTATTGGGTCGACACAGTTGAAGCTCCAGAGGTTCAAATTAATTTGGACAATAATTCAGATAACTGGCAAGTTCTTGCTGACGCTTGGGGTACTCAATGGGGCGATTGGGAAACTGTTGCGGTCGGTGCGCCTGTTGCTGTAGGTTCGCCTGTTCAGATAACGAACGGTGGGCGTATAGAAAATGGAGCATTTGTTCAAGATGTTTTCGAACAACAGCAGTTTGTAACGACAACTACATCACAGGCAATTGGAACTCAACTCAGTGTTACACTTGGACAGCAAACTCAATCTATTGGTTCTGTTGTAAAAGATGTTAATATTCAACCATTTATGCGTTCTAGAGAAATTAAATTTGTTGCTCAGGCGTTGAAACCAAATTCTAGGTTCTATGCATTCTTTGATGATGTTAACATGGGCGAATATGTTACTCAAACAAACTCTGCATACGCAAATACAAAAAATGAAGGGTCCGGTTTGGTAACAGATGCCAACGGAGTCCTATATGGTATTTTTAGATTGCCGAACAATGAACAATTTCGTTTTAGAACTGGTGAAAAGATCTTTCGTTTAAGCGACCAACCCAGAAATGGTGCGGCACTAAGTGCAGCTGAAGCAACATATGCTGCTGATGGTCTGATCACAACAACTCAAGAAACTACAATCGGAACAACTGTTGCTGAGTTAAGCACAGATACAGTGAACAGAACTACTATATCCTCTGTAACAGAAACAACTACAACAGCAGCTGGTCAGATTAGAACCGAGCTTCCGCAGCCACCTCCTCCACCACCTGCTGTATTGTGGCAGGATTGGGGTGATGGTGATGGTGATGGTGGTGATGGTGGTGGTGATCCGCTTTCGCAGTCTTTCTTGGTTAATACTTTTACACAAGGAAAGGTGAATTCAACATCTGCTTTCTTAACTAAGATTGATTTGTTCTTTTCCAGTAAACACCCAACACTTCCCTTAATTGTAGAAATTCGTGAAGTTGACCAACTAACAGGATATCCAATTAAACGAATGGTGCCGCATGGTCGTGCTATTGTTCCAGCAAATGATATCAATGTTAGTGAAGATGGAACTGCAGTCACACCAATTTATTTCAATGTTCCTGTACATATTCAGGATGGGCGTCAATATTGTTTTATCATGAAACCAGGCGGGAACAACCCAGAGGCTAATATCTGGATTTCGGAACTAGGTGCAAATGATGTTGTTTCGGGCGAGCGTGTTTCAAAACAGCCTTTCAGTGGTATGTTATTTGCGTCAGCCAATGACTTGACTTATACACCTCTTCAAGAGGAAGATGTTAAATGTAACATCTACTATGCTGATTTTGGTGGTCTTGGTCAAACTGGCACACTGATAATGAAGAATGAAGATAAGGACTACTTGACTGTTGCTAACCTAACAGGAGCATTTATTAGAACTGGTGAAAATGTTCATGGTGAAACCTATATGAAGGGTGTATTCGTTCCAGGAAACCAAGCCACAGGAAACGTTGCAACAGGCAACACCTATGTGCAAGGCATGGTATCTGGCGCGACAGGTGAGGTTACATATCTCAGTGCAGCTAACAATGAACTTCGTGTAAGAAATGTTTCAACAACTGCTCAATTCAAGGGTGGCGAGGCGATTCGTTTCCGGGTGGGGGCGAGCGCAACTACTTCTCCGATAACTGGTAACTCAACAGGCGGCATCACATCTGCGGTTTATCCGTTTGGAAAAGTTTCATATTACAACAACAAAGGAACGAGCACTTATCTACACCTTGCTAATGTGGCAACGATCAATAGTGGACCTACAACTTCAAACGGAACGCTGTTCTTTGATAACCGTTGGATCAGAGGTCAGGCAAACGGATATATTGCTAAGATTACAAGCCTGGATGCGCTAAACGCTGATGTGATAAACTTCAAGACAGATTATTTCACGCCAACCAATACCTCGATATCTATTGATGGTAAATTTGGAAAACTGAATAATGTTCGTGATACTTCATATATCAGAGTTAATAACAGCGTAGACACTGAGTTTAATGTTCGTCGGAAAATTTATAGCTACAGCCAGGAGCAAGCAAATACTCAACTTTCTGATGGTAGTGCAGAAATTCGGATTAATTTCACTTCAAATAACAGATTAGCATCTCCAGTATTTGATACCCAAAGACTAAACCTAACTCTAATTGAAAACTTGGTGAATGCTAATAGCACTGTTGCAGCTTCCGAAACTAATGTGAAATCTGGTGGTCAAGCATCTGCTCGATATATCACAAGAAGGGTTGCTCTCAAAGAGGGACAAGATGCTGAAGATTTGAAAGTATTCTTGGATGCTTATATGCCACCAACAGCAGATATTCAAGTCTATTACAAAGTTCTTTCTAAGGATGATTCGGATACTTTCGAAGAAACGAAATGGCATCGGATGGCAAAAGATACTGCAAACACAGTTTTCTCGAGCAATGAAGCTAGAAATGACTTTAGAGAGCTTGAGTTTAGTGTCCCATCATATGGAACAGAAAACGCTGGTTTGTATGCTAATACAACATTCAACTCAACGGCAAATGTTCTTCACTATCGTAATAGTGATAATGTGATCTTCGATACATTCAAATATTTCGCAGTGAAGGTTGTAATGACTTCCTCGGATACAACTAATGTTCCTAGAATTAGAAACTTCAGAGCGATTGCGTTACAAAAATGACGAATGATGTAAAAGTAAAAGATGACTTCTATCTTGTCCGCGAGGAACATACAAGAGCTATTTTAAACACAGATAGCAGCTCTTTGGTTTCATATAAATCGGCAAGAATGAAAAGACAATCGATAGATGAGGCAATCGAAGATATAAATAATGTTAAAGAAGAACTGATAGAAATCAAGTTGATGTTAGCACAACTTGTAGAAAATAGGAGTTAGAAACGTGGCTCAAATAGCAACTGTCGCCCTAACAGATACATTTGACTCATGGCGCATACGAACGAACGGTGTAACAGACCGAATCAATCAATTCGCTGTGAATGAATCTGTCTTATACGCCAATACAATATACGCAAACGTCGCGCTGAATGCATCTGGAACAGCGACGGTAACTGGTTTACTGACTGCTTCTGGGCGAGCAACTGTCGGCACCAACTTTACTGTTTCAGGCAATACCACTCTCGGTGCATCTGGGAAAACAATCAATACAACTGGGACGTTCAACCACACTGGTTTATTTGATCTCACTGGCGGTGCTATTGTTTCTGCAAACTTAGATATCGCTGACAGTTCATACATCAATATTGGTAACGGTGATGATCTTCAGCTATATCATGATGGTAGTAATAGTTATATTGTAGATGCTGGTCCAGGAAATCTAAACTTACAAGCCGATAACAATGTCAATATTCTCAACAATGCTGGTACAGAATTTAAAGCCCAGTTTATTACAAATGGTGCTGTAAATCTTTTTTACGATAACAGCAAGAAATTCGAAACCAAAGCAGATGGTGTAGATATCACAGGCGAGCTGCAGACCGATACTCTTGATGTCGACAGCACTGCTGATTTCGCTGATAATATAACAATGAGCGGCAGCTCAAAAACACTGACTCTCAACAATAATATGCTTGATGAGTTTACTGAATTTGCTCGAGCTCTTGCGAACTCTGGAACATCAGTCACACTCGATACCAGTGATAATGTGCAGCAATATACATTAACTGGCAACGTGACATTTACTTTACCAGCTCTATCGACTTATCCATCAAACAGTGTCAAAACAATTACAATTATTGTTAAGCAAGATGGCACTGGTTCACGAACTGTAGATTTCAGTGCGACAGATGGCGTTTCTTACAATAATGCATCTAGCGCACCACAACCGACTACAGCCGCAACTAAAGTTTCAATGTACACCTGTGTTGGTGTTGTTGATCTTTCTGAGTGGTTTGTTTCATTGTCGTTCATTGATGATTAATAAGGAGGTTTGAAAATGGCGACCGATACTATCAGATATCATGAAGTTCGAATTTTTGCGGAAGATGGTGTTGATGATATCACCGCAATTGAGGAACTTTTTGATACCAATAATGTTGAATATCAATCTATGGTATTTCCATCTGACGCAGTTGACGCATGCAAAGAGCCACTATTAACTTGGCCATTCGGCGATGCAGGAGTTCAAATGGATTCTATGGATTGGCCATGTATCATCTATAAAGATCGTAGATACGAAAATAGTGAAATGTTTTTGGATGTTTGTCATTTTGCACAAACATCTGATGATTTACAAAGTGATTTCTTTGACAAAGTAGAAACCACAGAATAATATAGGAAGAACAATGCCCCTTACAGCCTTCGCATTAATGACTGACCCTATTTTTCCTGGAGGGTCTACCACATTCAACTCTTCTGGAACATATACTGTTCCATATGGAGCGCGTGTAATTACGGTTACAGGCACTGGTGGTAACGGTCAGCCAGGTAACGCTGGAAATCCAGGCACGAATGGTGCTGCTGGTCCAGGTGGTGCTGGTGGTAATGCTGGAACTGCAGGTAATGCAGGAGCGCAAGGTCAACCTGGAAATCCAGGAAACGTAGGAACTGGTGGTCCTGGTGGTGCAAGAGGCAACGCAGGTAATTCAGGCGCAATCGGTAACTCGGGCAATCCAGGCACGAATGGTGCTGCTGGTCCAGGTGGTGCAGGAGGCAGCGCAGGAAATCCAGGAAACCCTGGCACCGGCGGCGGCGGCGGTGGCGGCGGCGGCGGCGGTGGCGGTCGCAGGTCCACTTTCCAGCAAGATAAAACTATCTACCGACCCAACGGTGGTCCAGGTGGCAGTGGTCAACCTGGTGGTGCTTCTGGCGGCACAGGCGGTGGCGGCGGTGGAGGCGGTCAGGGTTCTGGCTTTATTCAAGACAAAACTGCAAGCAATAATGGTCTTCCAGGTGGTAGTGGTAGTGCTGGAAATAATGGTTCTGCTGGTTCTGCTGGATCAGGCGCAGCTAATGGTCAACCAGGATTAGGAGGCGGCGCAGGAGCTAATGGAAATGCTGGAAATACAGGTGCAGCTGGTTCTGGAGCGAATCCAGGACAAGCTGGACTTCCTGGAGGGATAGCCAATAACGGAACAGCTGGTGGTGCTGGAAATAATGGTTCTGCTGGTTCTGCTGGACCAGCTGGCCAGCCAGGTCTTCCAGGAACAAACGGTGCAAATGGTACAGCAGGCTCATCAGGTTCCGCTGGGCAAGCGAGCACGTTTGGTGGTACTATTTCTTTTGCTGGTGGTGCTGGTGGACCTGGAGGGGCGCGCGGGAACGCAGGAAATCCAGGAACAGCTGGTAATGCAGGTCAAGCAGGTTTAGCTGGTAATGGCGGAACAGGTGGTGCTGGTGGTCCAGGAGGAATCAAAGGTAATAACGGTCAGCCAGGTAACGCTGGAAATCCAGGATCTAATGGAACTGGCGGTGCTGGTGGGGCACGCGGGAACGCAGGAAATCCAGGAACAGCTGGTAATCCAGGAAATGCAGGAACTAATGGAATTGCTGGAAACGCTGGCATTAGGGGAAATGGCGGTGGCGGTGGTACCAATACTGGTAGTACAGGTGGTGCTGGTTCTGGCGGCACAGGCGGCGGCAACCCAGGAGCTGGCGGTGCGCCTGGCTCGAACCCACAAGGACTCAATGGTGGAGGTGGCGGTGCTGGTGGTAGAGGTCAAGGTGGTGGTGCTGGAACTGCTGGTGCTTCTGGCAATCCTGGAACTGCTGGTGCTGGAGGATCAGGCGCAAACCCAGGTGGCGCTGGTCAACCAGGTAATGCAGGAGCTAATGGAAATGCTGGAACTGCTGGTGCGGCAGGAAGTGGTGCCCAACCTGGATTAGCAGGTCAGCCAGGTAATTCTGGCAATCCTGGAACTGCTGGTGCTTCTGGAACCGCTGGCAGTGCTGGTTCTGGTGCGAATCCAGGACAAGGTGGGCTCGCTGGTCAACCAGGATTGAGCGGAACATCTAGCCTCTCAACTGCTTTTGGTGCTACATATTCGGTCACGGTTGCCTCTGGTAAGTCTGTAACGGTATCGTTCGGAAGACAATAAACTCCATTGCCTTTTGGCAAATAATGCTATATAATGGTGATATTATTATTATGCGAGGCTGTGTATGTTCTTTCGTAAAGATCCAGAACCTATCATTGAATTCAAATGTCATCCTGAGCTTAAAGGTGTAATCCCTGAACCATACCCTGCAAGAAAACTTATGCCAAATTGGTATAAAAAACTTGAAATGTATCACAAAGTGGTTGATGATGATGGGGCTAGATACGAAGCTCCTACAATAAAAAGATGCCCGCCAGTCTTAGATGCATTGGTTGCTGGTTGGATTCTTCCCCTTGTTTGTTCGGTTGAATTTTCAATAAGGGATAATGGTTCGAGCCTTTCTTGGGTTTTAAATGGAATGCAATCGAACAAACCACCAAATTTTGCCGTTGCATACCACAGCCCACAACAACTCAAAGGGCATCCGATGCTTCCGAGATTGCCAGTGAAGTTTATTAATCATTGGCACATAAAGACACCTCCAGGTTGGTCATGCTTGTTTGTTCCTCCACTCAATCGTGAAGAAAAAAATATAGAACTCATATCTGGTATAGTTGATACAGATGTTTTTCATGAGTACATAAATTTTCCTGGATTCATTATTCCGAATGATATTGAATATCTAAAGTTGGAGCAGGGGTATCCTTTGGTTCAGGTCATACCGTTTAAGCGTGGGTTTGAAAAAGAAGCAAAAATATCTACTCTTTCTGTAGAAGATATCGCATGGATGGAAAAAGGAAGAGAAACTAGAGAAGTCAGAAATGTATCTCTTTATCGCGATGAACGTTGGACTAAAAAATGAAATATGATCCACCCTACTGGTTTTGGGATTCTACCGTTCCAGTTTCGGTTTGTAATTCTATAATTGAATATGGCAAATCATTCGAGTCTACACAAGCAACTGTTGGTTATGGTGAACAAGGTAGAGTCGACCCAAACATAAGAAAATCTAAAGTTTTTTTCTTCGAGGATATTCATTGGATAAATGGTATTTCAAATCAATATTGTGCATTAGCTAACAACTCTGCGTGGAACTTTGAAATATCTGGTCAGCAGTCTCCTCAGTTTACAATATATCGCCCTGGAGAATCTTACGATTTTCACACTGATGATAGCACTCATGCACCTGTTATGAGAAAACTGAGCGTCTCTATAAATCTTTCCGATCCAAATACATATGAGGGTGGTCAGTTTGAAATGGATTTTGGTGAGGGTCCATTTGTTTTAGAAGAAATGAACAGACAGGGAACAGTTATTGTATTTCCTTCTGAAACATTTCACCGTGTTACACCTGTGACAAAGGGTGTCCGTTATTCACTTGTAAATTGGTTTGAAGGACCAGGATTCAAATGATATCATTACATCAAGGAACAAATACATTAGATCTTCATCCAAAAGTTTTGGAAGTTTTGAAAGATTCGATAAATTCTGAAATGCCATATGGTTACTATGGAGAACCAAATGGAAGTAAAAAACTTCGTCAGAAAATATTGGATCACTATAAGATTGATTCGGAAAAATATGATATAATGTTGACGAGTGGTTCGTCTGCTGCTTTACATCTCATCATAGATAACTGTCGTTCAAAATATCAAAACTTCGTCGACACGATTCCAGGTTGGCCATGGCCAAGAACGATGGCAAAAGAACGTGGGTATTGGGGTCATCCTGTTTTGTCGAGAAAAATACTTCCCAAAGATATACCCAAATCTTCAGTTGTGTATTTAGTCAATGGTCACAATCCGACTGGACATGTTTATTCTGATGAAGAACGTTATGCTCTGCAGGAAGAGTGTAAAAACAAAGAAAGTATGATATTGCACGATATTGCATATTATGATTTTTTTGAAGAACCATATCCACTTTTATTGAACGATGACAATTTTTTGGTATTTTCATTTTCCAAGGGATCGGGTCTCGCTTCTCTTCGAATAGGGGGCTTCATTACCAGTAAAGAAAACATGAAAAATATTCCTACAGCAGGACCAAATAGACTTGGCATCAATATAATAGCAGAACGTGCTGCTATGGCATCCCTTGAATATTATGATGAATGGAAGCCAAAAAATATTCAAATTGTAAGGAAAAATCAAGATAGGATTCGCAAAGAGCTATCTCCTCTTGGCGTAAAGTTTCTTTGTCCAGATGCAATTCATAGAATAGTTTTGACTCTAGACGAGAAGATAGACACGACAGTTTTCAACGAAAAGTTGATTTCTGAAGGAGTTTCTCTCACTGATATTTCGTCGCCTGTTTTCGGATTATACTTCAATCCATCCGTAACAGCAAAGTACGAAATGGGAGTCAAGCATTTCGACGACCCACCATTTACGAACTCACTACAAGCAACTGCGGCAATCAGCGATGAGTGGTTGAATGGATTTCTAGAAAAGTTCAAGAAAGTGTACCAATCCTTATAAATAAGGGAAGAAATTTAATGTGCACTTTTGTTATTGCGAAAAATATTGATGAGCATAAAAATCTCCTAGAAGTTTCTAAACGAGGTGGACCAGACTTCACTCGAACTACACATTATGAGAGATGTACTGCAGTTCATAATTTATTACATCTGACAGGAGAAATGACAACTCAACCCTTTATCGAAGGGGATATGCATTATTTTTTGATGGGCGAGGTTTATAACTGGGACAAAGAAAATTGCCACAGTGAGCTTCATTTCATTTCTAAACTTCATCGGAAATACGGCGATCAGTTTATAGATCACATTGAAGGTGAGTTTCTGATCATTATTATCAACAATCATGCACAACAGTTTCAAATAGACTTTTATACAGACCCCTGGTCGACGAGGCAACTTTATTTTTCACCGAGTTGGTGTTTCAGCACGCTGCCTAGTAAAAATAGCACACGTTTGTTACATAATAGAAAATACAAATGGAAAGATAACGAGCTTCACGATCTCGGCAAAATATACGAATGGGATTTGAATCAGCATAAGGACAATTTCGATGACATCACTATTGCATTAGAAAATGCGATAGTTTCGAGGTGGCACGAAAAGAGTGTTTTGCTATTGAGTGGCGGTGTTGATAGCAGTACGATAGCAGCTTGTTTGCAAGATCACAACCTTCCTACAAAAATGATACATTTTAATTTTGGTGGCGTTGAAGATACTATATCTCTGAAACAGCTTGTTGAATATT